GATAACATTGGAGCTATTGCGGGTCCTTTTGCAATTGGTCCAGTCGATGAAGCAGTTGATATTACTACAGAAAGAGAACTTATTAATGTTTTCGGAAAACCAATTTCGACAGATGCTCAATATGAATATTGGATGAGTGCATCATCATTTCTTTCATATGGGGGTGTTCTTAAGGTTGCTAGAGTAGATGGATCTAATCTAGTAAACGCAAATGCCATTCGCAACTCTTCTGGTGTCTCTACAGCAGGAGAACCTTCACTTAAGATCAAAAATTTTGATGACTATCAAGCAAATTATGCGGATGATATTGCAAACTATATTTTTGCAGCAAAAACTCCAGGCTCTTGGTCAAATGATCTGAAAGTATGCGTAATTGATGATAAGGCAGACCAAATTCTTAATGTAGGAGCAGCAATTACTACTCAAGCAACAGTTGGTATGGCTGTCACAACAGCTCTTACAAATGTTGTTTCTGCAGGAGTAGGAACTACTTCCGTATTCAATGGATATCTAAAGAGTATTATTACTGGGATTGGAGCAAGCACTCTTGATGTAAAGATCACTTCCGTAGTTAGCACAGGTGGAGTAGAAACTCCAGTAACTTACGCACAAAAATCTAGACTAAGATCCTTTACTCCTGCAACTGGTGGTGGATCAATAACAGTTGCTTTAATAGATTCTTCTGGTGCTGAAGTTGACACTGCAACCATTAATACCGGATCCAATCCAATTAGAGATTGGTACGATCAACAAGTCCTTACTTTAAGTAATACTGCAATTTATTGGAATTCTATTGCACCTAAACCAGGTACATCACAATACGCAGTACAAAGAAATGGGAAGAGTGATGAAATTCACGTAGTTATTGTTGACGATACTGGCACAGTTACTGGTACTCAAGGAACACTTTTAGAAAAGCATATTGGTTTGTCAAAGGCAACTGATGCAATTTCTGCAGTCAATTCACCTCAAAAAATATGGTGGAAAGATTACTTAGCTCAGTACTCAAACTATGTTTACGTTGGAGATAATCCTTCAGACGAATTAAATGTTAATGAACCAGTTTCTGCAACTGGATTCTCAACTGCATTTACAGAATATACCAATTCCGAAGGTCTTTGGAATAAAGATGCTCAAGACAGAACATACAGTGCTCTTGGAAATGTAACTTATAATCTCAGTGGAGGTAAAGATTATTCAAATAGTGGTGGAATGACTGCTACTTTAGGGGATTTAATTACCGCTTATAATCTTTTCAATAATAGAGATGAAATTCAAGTTGATTATTTAATTATGGGTCCAGGACTTGGTAATAAATTTGAATCCCAAGCAAAAGCAAATCACTTAATTTCTCTTGCAAATCAAAGAAAAGATTGCGTCGCAGTAATTTCTCCACATCGTACTGATGTTGTAGATGTCACAAATACTGATACTCAAACTGATAATGTTTTAGAATTTTTCTCCCCACTTTCATCATCTTCTTATGCAATATTTGATGCTGGGTATAAGTACACTTATGATAGATTCAATAATAAGTTCCGTTATATTCCTTGTAACGCGGACGTTGCAGGTCTTTGTGTAAGAACTTCAATCTTTGCATATCCTTGGTTTTCACCTGCAGGTCAGCAAAGAGGAATCCTGAATAATGCGATTAAACTTGCGTACAATCCATCTAAGGCACAAAGGGATCAACTTTATCCACAGAGAATTAACGCAATTATAAATCAACCTGGAATTGGAATTCTTCTCTTTGGAGATAAAACTGCTCTTGGTTATGCTTCTGCGTTTGACAGAATTAATGTTCGTCGTCTATTCCTAACTGTTGAGCAAGCTCTTGAGAGATCTGCACAAGCACAACTCTTTGAACTGAACGATGCTATTACGAGAGCAAACTTTGTCAACATTGTAGAACCATATCTCCGTGATGTTCAGGCAAAGAGAGGTCTTTATGGTTTCCTAGTTGTTTGCGATGAATCAAATAACACCCCAGATGTTATTGATAATAATGAATTCAGAGCAGACATTTATCTGAAGCCTGCGAAGTCTATTAACTATGTAACTCTAACATTCGTGGCAACCAGAACTGGTGTTGCGTTTGAAGAAGTTGTTGGAACTGTTTGATTATTATAAATTAACCTAGGAGGATCCAAAAAATGGCACACTCAATTCAAGACTTCAAAAAGGCACTTATTGGTGGAGGTGCAAGACCTAATCTATTTGAAGTTGCTATTCCAACTCTCCCAAATGGAGTTGATTTTGGAGGCACTGAAGGTCAAGATAACTTTAGTATGTTATGTAAAGCAGCAGCACTTCCAGCATCTAATATTGCATCAATCGACGTTCCTTTTAGAGGACGTATTATGAAAGTTGCTGGTGACAGAACATTTGATACTTGGACAGTAACTGTTATTAATGACGAAAACTTTGCCATTAGAAATGCGATGGAAATTTGGATGCAGAAAATTGGACAATATGGAGACGCAAGTGGTGATACCAACCCTGCAGATTATATGGTTGATGCATATGTTAAACAACTGAAAAGATCTGCATCTGCTACTGGATTTAATTCTGCAACTGGTGGAGGACTACAGGCAGCTGCTCTGTATAAATTTTATTCAATCTTCCCAACTAATATTGCTGCAATTGATCTTTCTTATGATACTTCTGATACGATTGAAGAGTTTACTGTAGAATTCCAAGTTCAGTACTGGACTCCACAAGGCCCACAAGAGGCTTGGCAATAAGGATAAATATATCAAGATACGTTTAGACTTTAATAATGGCAAAGTTATTTGGATTTTCTATTGAAGATACAGAACCACTGTCTCCGGGTGTCGTTTCTCCTGTTCCAGAGAATAGAGAGGACGAATCAGATTACTACCTGAGCAGTGGTTTTTTTGGCTCTTATGTAGATATTGAAGGGGTATATAGAACAGAATTTGATTTAATTAAAAGATATCGTGAAATGGCACTTCATCCAGAATGTGATAGTGCCATTGAAGATATTGTCAATGAAGCTATTGTCAGTGATACAAATGATTCACCTATAGAAATTGAGCTATCTAATTTAAATGCTAGTGATGGCATCAAAAATAAAATACGACAAGAATTTAAATATATTTTATCTTTGTTAGATTTTGATAAAAAATCTCACGAAATTTATAGGAATTGGTATGTTGATGGAAGACTATATTATCATAAGGTTATTGACTTAAAAGATCCTCACGCAGGGATTCAAGAGTTGAGATATATTGATCCAATGAAAATGCGTTATGTGAGGCAGCAGAAAAAAACAGAAAAGCAAAATAAAGTTTACAGACTATCAGGATCAAATTCAGACGATCCTATGAATTATGAATTTCCTCAAATTGAGGAATACTTTATCTATAACCCAAAAATGAATTATCCAACATCAAATCCTTCTTCTATGGGAGGAACTGGTGGGGTTAAATTTACTAGAGATTCTATTACTTATTGCACTTCAGGTTTAGTAGATAGAAATAAAGGTTCAACACTATCATATCTGCATAAGGCAATTAAATCTCTCAATCAACTAAGAATGATTGAGGACTCTCTTGTAATTTATAGACTTTCCAGAGCACCAGAACGTCGTATTTTCTACATCGATGTAGGTAATCTTCCAAAAGTAAAGGCAGAGCAATATCTTCGTGATGTTATGATGCGTTATCGTAATAAACTTGTGTATGATGCAAATACCGGAGAAATTCGTGATGATCGTAAGTTTATGGCAATGCTTGAGGACTTCTGGCTTCCTCGTCGTGAAGGGGGTAGAGGCACTGAGATCTCTACACTTCCTGGTGGTCAAAATCTTGGAGAAATTACTGATATTGAATACTTTAAAAAGAAACTTTATCGTTCTTTGAATGTTCCTCCATCAAGAATGGACGGAGAAGGTGGGTTTAATCTCGGTCGTTCTTCCGAAATTCTTCGGGATGAAGTTAAGTTCAGCAAATTTGTTGCTCGTTTAAGAAAAAGATTTTCTTATATGTTCCACGATATGCTAAAAACTCAACTAATTCTTAAAAATATTATTACTCCAGAAGACTGGAATACAATGGAGGAACATATTCAATATGACTTTTTATATGACAATCACTTTGCGGAACTTAAGGATGCTGAACTTCTAAATGAAAGACTGAATATGGTTCAGATTGCCGAACCATATGTTGGCAAATATTTCTCTCAAGATTATCTGAGACGTAAAATTCTTCGTCAGACTGATGAAGAGATTCTTGAGCAAGATAAAATTATGAAAAAAGAAATTGAAGATGGAATCATTCCTGATCCTAATGCTCCAGTAGATCCTACAACTGGTATGCCTTTGGGACCAGAAACCGCACAAATGGATCTTGGTCAACCAGTAATGGAACCAAATCTTGATGCACAAGGAAAAGCAACTCAAGTAGATGCTAAAGTTGCAGAAATGCCCAAGGGTGGGGAAATATAAATAGAAAAAATTACTTTAGGTATTAAAAATGGATGATCTTTTAGATATGATTGCTGCTGATGAATCTCCTTCTCAGATCAGTGATAAAATTAAAGAATTAATTTTTACACGAACTGCAGAAAAAATTGATGAATTAAGACCTACAGTAGCAATGAGTATGTTTGGGCAAGAAACACAAACCGAGGAATGATATGAAATCTTTCAAGCAATTTATATCTGAATCAGTTAATATTGCTGGAGATTTTACAGGAAATCTTTATATCAACTCACAACCAGAACACCAACAACAAGTTGG